TACCGGGACTGGACTTGCTGCCGGAATTGGACTTGCTGCCGGGACTGGGCTTGCTACCGGGACTGGACTTGCTGCCGGGATCGGACTTGCTACCGGAACCGGACTTGTTACCGGAACCGGACTTGTTACCGGGACTGGACTTGTTACCGGGACTGGACTTGCTACCGGAATTGGGATATCTGGAGGAGTAACCGCTACAGGGGCATACCCAGACATAGATATGGGTTGGGCAACAACAGATGTGCCTGCAATGTGGATTTGATTGGGATCGTTGTTCTCACCACCTTGCTTTTTTGTCTCTACAAACGCTCGGTCAGATGAGTCAAGCCTGACGGTAATCACAATGTCAGTCTGCTGCCCTGGCACCGCCGCGTACTCATTAGCACGTGATGACAAGGTGCCGCCTGATGCAAAAATGTCCAGAATCTCCCTGGTATCTCTTTTGATACCAACAATTATTGGTTCAATTCCATCAGTGGATTCAGTTGTCATTTCTTTTTCATTTTCTTTACAAGCGCGGCTTCAAGTGCAATCGCAATGCGGATATCAGTGCAAAGAACATCTTGCAGACCCTGACCCGCCCACAGACACAGGTTGTTGATGATAATTTGCCAAGAACTCCGGCTATACCATCGGAATGTAGACGAAATCCCGAAACGGAACCCTCAAAAGGGTCTCACTCCTGGTAGTATCGCATTCAACATGGAGAATTAAAGAAATCCGTCCGTCCGTGGTATCAATCACGGATTCAAGCCCGTGTTCCATTTCCATCATCATCTTGGACGCCATGCCAGATAGGGTCTCCATATCCGACATGCCAAGGCCCATGATTATCTTCTCGTTTGCTTCCAGCCTGTTGTCATCAACCCCTACGCTGGAGAAGATCAGGCTCCTGGTCAGAGCAGATATCCTGATCCTGGCTTGAATTGAGTTGCGTTCTTTCGCGTCCATGCCTGGGATAATCGCTCTTCGCATCAATTCCAGCGCCTCCATATCCGCTCCAGTTAAGGGGCGGATGACGATATTCTCCCCGTTCAGAGTGATGTCTCGCTCTGGTTTGCCAGCCATTGATTTGTAACCGTCTGCAAGTTTTCTCATATCGTATGAGATTGCATGATTTTTCCCGCAGTGCCCGCAATCGTACCGGAATTGAGCAGACGCATCTGATGTCGTATGCAGCCAATACCAATACATGCCCAGCCGCCTGTCATCTGCCGTCCATGTTTTGGAGTCAACAAAGTCATTTCCGGGGGTCTGCACCCGATTCAGAAACAACGTCGTGATTGTTTCCTCCATTTCTGGATCAACATCGCAGAAATCAAGCGCATCTGCTACAGTAGCTTCTCGCATGGCTATTTTTTTAATCGGTTTACTGGGTAGTGAAAACGGTGGTATATTCATCTTGTCCTTTATAAAAATGGTGTAAAGCCCCTATCCCTTCAGTGCTCGGATTAGGTGTACGGACGGGTTGTGCGACTCTGGACAAACACAATCGGGAATTCGACGTTCCCGCCATCTTCTCGACTCTCAGATATCTCTCCAAGCTTCGTGGGGAACACATACCAAGAGTCTGTACAGGGTGTTATCTTTGTCCCAATAGCATCTAAATCGTATTTTTCGAGCAGGAATTCAATCTCTGTCAGGTGCTTGGCTGTCCCATCCGTGTCAATGATATTGTTGGTGACTTCATGGAACCATTTATAAATCTGTCTGTCTATCCCGTCTCTCATGGTCATCGTAATTGTTACCGGGGCAACCGACACTGGCCAATTAAACGTGTGCCCACATATCTTCTCGCTCTCGATCTCGATCTCTATAGGATCGTATGTGATATCTTTGACGTACATATCAAAATCTGGAGGGGGCGGTAAAACTGTCAATACCGGATCTGAAAATGGGGTCTCGTTTTGCCCGCCTGCAACCTTCGACAACTGGATATTCGGAATGGCCACAACCTGCTGCCAGCCGTGACGGAACGGATTATCCCGCAACTTTTTTACTACCGCCCTCAGGGTATCAAAATCTTCCGCCATCCCGACCTCGCTAACATACGGTCATCATGGGGACAATAGCCATATTCTCCGCCATGTACGCTTCTAACATGTCTTTTCTGTTAATCATTTCGCTGATGGTTGCAAACTCCGCCTGCCTCCCGGTTGCAAGAGATATCGCTCTTGCTCTCTCTGTGTTCGGGATGTCAATCAGCGCCACAACATAATCAATCAGAACACCTACAATCCCTGCCGGCAGGTCTGCGTCAATGTCATATTCTCTTAGGTTCACGAAATAATGAAACGTGTATGGCGGAACACTGCTGGCATCCGGAGTAACGGACAAGTTTGTATCATCGCATACGACTTCGTGATATCTTCCGCCAGCATCAGCAGCATGGATCACAGATAGCATGTCATCAGGGATTTCAACAAAAGAGTCTGTCCCAACGGACGTGACGGTTTTTATCACACCGGCCTTGTCTTGATACGTGAGCAAAGCACGTCGCAGCAATGTCTCAAGCTTCCCGCTATCTACTATGTAGAGCGGAGTGAACTGAGACATCGCAATTTCTAAAATTTCGGCAGGAGTCATGTTGAGACCATTACAGAGGAACCTCTATCCGCTGGTGGGAAATAGCTACCGTGGAGCGTGCCTGACAATTTAAGAGGAACCGCGTCCTCAACCGATAATTCAACCCCATCAAGCTCCAGCCAGCAATGCGAGATTTCCCACTTGGTGTATTGGTTGGCAGGTTTAGATACTGATTCGGAAACCAATTCAAGCGTTACTGTCAAATATTCTTTTTTTCTTGTCCAGTATTTCAGGCTTTGTAGTGCGAACCCGGTCACAACATCCTTAAACGTGATCGCCATTTCGATCTCATTGATAAATCGCCCCTGCTGAATCGACCGGACGCCCATCTGCCCAACCGTCTCCACAACCTCACGCTTGATGGACGGAATTGTCATCGACTGGATCAGCCACGACATGTCCTTGTAGTCGTACGCATCAGTGCTACCTGTTATTGTCATCCAAAAGTCCTGCGCCCTGGCTGCCTCTCCAAGGTTGGTCATCCCAGTTGAGTAAGATGTTTTCAGCAAACTAATATCTGCTTTTATGATGGCCATATTATCTACTCCTTTTTAATCTTCATTCGGGAAATAGCTACCGTGGAGCGTGCCTGACAATTTAAGAGGAACCGCGTCCTCAACCGATAGGTCAGCCCCGTCAAGCTCCAGCCAGCAATCCGAGATTTCCCAGTAAGCGATATCTTTATCTGTAGCCTCCCCTTCCGATTCGGATTTCAGAGCAATAGCAACAGTGAGATATCGTTTGTTCTCAGACCAATTCTGTAATGCTTGTAGCGCAATGCCATTCACAACATCCTTAAACGTGATCGCCATTTCGATCTCGTTGATAAATCGCCCCTGCTGAATCCACCGGACGCCGAACGGCCCAACCGTCTCTACAACCTCACGCTTGATGGACGGGATTGTTAACGCCTGGATTAGCCACGTCAGATCCGAATACTCAACCACCTTCATGCTGAAATCCTGCGCCCTGGCTGATTCCCCAAGGGCCACAGCATTGTCAAAGGAAGTTCTTAGTAAATCAATGTTTGCGACAACGTTAGAAATAGTAGTCATAAAGCACCCCTCTGAAATATATTCACTGTAGAATTACCAGTCAGATTATTCTGTAGTTGCATCCCCGTAACCCAATTTCAAGTCAGCTTTTGTCAATGCCTCAAGGGTTTCTATTTGCAGGGATATATCAGCTCTAAGCATGTATCCGTACTTATCTTTTTCCCTGTCATACGCCGTAGATAGGCTCCTGATAATACAATTGGTCAGAACCACCTGCCGGCCTATATTTATATCGACTGGCTGCGGCACCCGGCTGTTTAGTGATGGTTCAAGAACTGTGTCAGTAATGGCCCCGGCCTCTAAATTGGGGGCCATGAAAAGTTCAATCGCTTCAATGGCTTTCTCAACTTCAAACCCTCGTTTTCCTGCATCTTGGCTGCTGATAAACGAACGAAGTTTCATGGCCAGATTAAAGGTATATGGTTGATTCCCAGCCCACACCTGACGACTGTTGAGTTTTGTTTGAGTTGTGACTCCAGAAGTAACTTGCAATGCCCCGCCTAAAAGCCGATATTTACTTTCCAGGCTGGAATCTGCAAACGGCATATCCCAGTTGGACACGATTTCTCTTGTCGTGCCCTCTCCGATATATCCGACTACGCACGTATCACCCTGTGATATCCATATTTTGTGATAATCGGATATGCCGTCCACATCAGCAAACGCACCAAAGAATATGGTTGGTGGCGTTGTTGCCATTACATACCTCTGCTTTTCCTGATTTTCATGCTATGCGTCCTGTTGCGGGTAGCTATCGCAGAGTGAGCTTTTAATCTGGCTTTTTTCAAACCAGTCCTTTGCGCACTTGACATCTGTGTGCGGCGTCGCAATTTCTTTTTTCCCCATGTTACCACTCCGCCCCGAATGCGCTTGACCATGGATTCCATGATCGGCTCCACTCCCAGGCCGAGTACATGATTACTGATTATATCGTCATCAGAAGATTCCATAGCCCCGATTTTATCAGAGAGCGTAGTCCCGATAATCAAGCCTGTATCGTCGTCCTCGTCACCGATGAACTTGGCAACATCGGATTCGTCTGCTCCAATCTCACACATAGCATCTGCGACAGCGGAAAACATCTCGTTATAATAGCTTTCCTCGTCTCCCCCCTCCTGTACTTCACCATCGCCGTCCAGGTCTGCTACGCCCTGAATGTACATGTCAAGAGCATCGAAGGAAAAATCACCGGCTGATACCCAGCCTAAAACTACAGACATCCCATGCGACATCAGTTGCTTTGCCGCAAAGTCCTCAGCAGCACCCATGCCACCATCGTCTTCATAAACCGACATGTCAACCCGTTCCCTCGGGATCGTCGGAAGGTGGTCATGCGATATTTCACCAAAATCGTTATATATGCAGAACTCTGTCATTTTTTTTATCCTTTTGTAAAATATTAGCAGGTTTCAGTTGGCTGTTGATTAACCGCCAACTGAAACGTAGTCATCACAGGATCATGATAGGCTGGCCCACAATACGCCTGGCGCTGCCCGTCGGGCAAAACGACCATGTAACCAGCCATCTGTCGATTTCCGGCTGCTCCACAACAAACAGATACGGATTGTCATCCGTGGTAGCAATCGCCGACACAGAATATGGCGATGTGCTAAACATCGTCCTGGGCGGAGACAGCGCTCCAGAAATAACCAAGTCACCTAATATTTTGGTCATGCCCCGTGTAAGCCCTTGCGACGTAAGCCTGTCAGGCTCATGCTGGAGCTGAGACGCCATTTCCAGAAACCGGTAGTCAATATAGTTTGCTATTCTGTTTACCCACACAAATCGGCTGTAATTCATCAAGCTGTTGAGAGTCAATGAGTCGTCAATAATTGCGCCGCCGCTTGGCCCTGGCACAATCGGGTTGACCCTAAGCTCCACAAGCTCATCCCGGTCGATAACATCTTCAGGATAAATAAATTCTATGGCAGTCCTTTTCAGACGGCCTCTGATTCGACCTGCGGGCGCGTAATGTATGCCCGGAGTCTCACCAGAATAATTTGCGTCTCCAATCGCACACGCGGCGACAACTGACCCGCTTGCGCCCCATACTGTTTTTCCCCCGTACCATTCGTCGTTGGCCGCAATTGGACAATAATACGCCGCCGCAAATCGGGAATCAAACGCTGCGCTTGAAATCCATCCGGAAACTACGCTCTGGTTCTGGTGACAGGGAACATCCAGGAAAAACATTGTATGGCGTATGGACGCAATATCAATGCAATTCTGGAGCACGTCCATGTCATAACACCCGGCAGCAAACATCAGATACGCCGTCACAGACTCACTGCGGAACATATCCCATGCAGCAATCCATTCCTGAGTTGATGGTGTGCTTCCGTTGTCCCCGCCCTCAAATGCCGTTTTTACATCAAGCTCAGATACCTCGGTGATACTCCCAATCGCGTCATCCCAGTCCATACTGACATTCCAGTCACACCTGAACCTGTTTGACCTTTCCTCCAGGATGGTCTCGATGAAAACGCTTCTGCCCATATCGTCCTGATCAAGCGGGTTGACTCCTACCGTCCAATATTCGAGAAGATATTCAACTCCGCGCTCGTCCTTGTCGTAAAACTGGATAGTAAACCGTTCTTTGTCGGTATCAATATCGGTAATCGCAAAGGACCGGTTCAGACCTGGGTCTCCGTCAATTGGGTATATCGCGCATACATATCCGCTTTCGACTGTTACCGGAGTTCCGTATGCAGCGCTGCTTGTCTCCATCGGCGTCTCGAATGCATCCCAATTAGTATCCGCCGCTGTTGGCTCCGACGATGAAGACGTATGGCTCACAACGCAAATCAGTTTCACCGCGCCGGTGACCACAACGATGTCGTTGACAACGTAGGGGGTGGATTGCGCCCATGCACCCTTATTCTGGACGTTCATCATCTGTAGCGCCGGGAATTGCGCGTCAGCGCTAACAACCCGCACTACGTTGACATAGATGCACTCCTTGGCCGCATCGTTTAAATGCCGTAGCCCCTCCATTTGAGTACGATCAGCGATAGTCTTTGAATATGGCTTGCCGAATACGGTCTCCCATGTCTGGTAATTCACCTGACAGACTCTACCAACAGGCCCTTTTTGCGCCTGGATAACAGTTGCCCCAATCGAGACAGGCCCGCCACCAGTTTTTAACGTGTTATCTATCAAGCGGAGAACTGAAATCCCCGCCGCATTTGTTACGATGCTTTTCATATTTTTCGGCCTCTCTTTTTTGACTTTTGAGGTTTGGCTTTCGGGGTATCCGGTTTTTCGGGAACTTCTGCTATGGCGATGTCGGGAACGGCTACGATAACATCAGCATCCGTTACAGGGTCACAGATATTGGGTGGCTCATCGGCGTCCCCAATATCTGCGCATGGGATCACAACTTGGCGGATCGGAATGCAGACCGTCATCTGAGCAGCGGGCGCTTTTTTGGATAGAGCATCCGAAAACGCCCGTACCTGAGCATCAGAAGCAAAGTCAACATTGACAGAACCGTATGCAGGCAGTTTCACTATCCCTGCCCCCAGAACCGGGATGTCTCTTGTATCACAATGGTGATTCGTAATCGTTATTAGCATATTTAAGCCCTTAAGCCGCGACGATATTCAACGTCATGAAATACTCACGGCCATCAAATGGCTGCAAGTCACGATATGCCAGCTCCCACAATGTGTTTTTGTATGTCAGATCCCGCTGGATTGCATGTCTGAATGCCATTGCCGGAATTGCATCACCCATGACATATCCAGCCTCGCCAATGCCTCTGCCCTTTGCGTAACAAAGACAGGTGTAATCAGTTGCGGCTGGGTCACAGTAGAGTTCCCAGGTGTCAAACAGCATCCCAACATAGTGAGGCTGTGGCACAGACTTATATCCGGCTGCTGGAGTAAAATACGGACTGGGCATAGACCGGAAAATTGTAGAAGACATGGAGTCTGCAACAACCCCGACAAGCCCGGACGTACCGGTTCGCAGAAGCAAAGTCGAATCGACTCTCAGAAGCGCCTCAAGCAACCCCTTCCAGTAATAATGGATGTCGCCCAGGTTATCCACGGCAGCCTTGTCCCATGTTTCCTCCCCCTTGGCAAAAAAGACCATATCCCTTAGAACCTTTCGATCTTTGTCCGCTGCCAGAAGATTTCTCATGGACGTTGTGACAAGCTGCTCTGAATTAAGATCGAATTCACGGCGAATAGCCCAAAGAGACTGGAGGGTGGTATCACCAGAGATTGCTGCTTCGTGGGGGTACAGCACACGGGAATCCATTTCGGTATTGACCAAAGGAATCAAGGTCGGTGCTTTTTCAATATCCACGTCAAATCCGATATGAACAGCAATACCGTTTGCCGGAGCAATGCTGAAAGTCGGATCCACGACGCCTGTTGTATAAACAACTGTTCCGGTAACGGTTATGGTAGAACCACCGACAACAAACGATCCGGAAATATTGCCCAGACCATCGTCTTTAGCCACCTGGTTGTGATCATGGAAAATCTTGATGGATTTTTTCTTCATCGGGTGAACCGCGCCGAATGCGACAAACGAGTCAAACTTGAACTCATCAGCCGATCCTGTATTGGTACCGTCTCCGGTGCCTGCAAGACGCCTCTGATCCATACTGGAGTACTGGCCCTGATAGTCGAATTTAAGCGCTTGGCCCAGGGTGACATCCCCAAAAGTGCTGCCAGCGACTCGATTAATTTTGAACACCTCGGACTGGTTGTACGCGCCGGGGATAAAAGAGACGATGTTTCCGCAAACGCTTTGCAACATGACAGGCAAAATCAGACCGATCAGCCGGTCTCTCATCAACACGCCGTCCGTGGTGGACATGTCCGCTGTTTCCAAAACCATTCCGCCAGGAGCAGGAGACCTGCCGGCCATAACGTTAAATGCGTTTTCTATCGCCGCATGTGCGCTTGCAAGCTGCTCATCAGATGGGGCCTTGTGCCTGTGCGCCATGTAATGCAGCACTGCGTTTGCTGCGGTGCCGTGTACTCGGCCTGCCGTTTTGCCGGCCATTTCAAAAATGCTGCCACTGGTTTTCGCCTCCAGGTTTTTTACCCTGGCGCTCTTGTCTTTGATGATTTTGCCGGTGCCCTGATCATCAATAATGGGGTTGACGAGGCACTCTCGCATGTGGTCTGCCCGTGTTGTGATGTCCGCCACTCTGTTTTTATATGCTTCCATGTATGGGTATCCTTCTGTTTTAGGTTTGTCCGATTATGTAAACTGCCAACAGTAATGGCTATCTTATTACTTAGCATTAGTCAGTTGTAAAGATTGAAACCTACACATATCGCTATATATGTTTTTTTTAGGTTCCAGTAGCAGAAAATAGGCCAAAAGAAACCGCCTTCTGGGAAAACCAGAGGGCGGCCATTTAAACGAGGGAGGTTATTCTTCTTCAGGAGGCGGTTCGTCACGGCAGAAAGGCAAATATACCAATGTTGAATCCTGAGACGGCTCTTCACCTTCTGCCGTTGCTTCCTCTGGAGTGGTTTTGACATGGCTAACGGGATACATAGCTTTCTGGAGCGTATCCCTGGAGCATATCGGTTCCTGTAATCCAACAGGATACCAGATCAGGGATGTGATTGTCTTTCTGGGGTCTTGGGTGTAAATATAGACAATTCCCTTGACGCAGATTATATCTCCTATCTGCAAACTTTCAGGTACTATAGCATCAAACGGCGTGTTTCCTGGCCTGCTCTGCATCCGCAAATCAGAAGCCTTCTTGAACATGTTCTTGGATTTCGGATGATCTTTATCCGGGTTGTAAGCTCCGATTGTAGCAGGCATACCGCTCGGATACGTCTCAGAGTCAAATCCGGTCGGGAATGTTAACCCGGACAATGTGGACGAGCCCTTATCTATCTGGTTATACATGGTGATGGCGCTTTTGCAGAACAAAGCATCCGCATCCATAGCTGCCGTCATCGCTGTGAGTTGTGCAACCTGGCTATTAACACCATACGATCCAAAGCTCCCGGATACCTTGCTCAGTGCGAACGCTTTGATGGTTTTTGCGTATGGATTGTCTGTAATCATAGACCCGCTGATACTCGATATAGCCGATGAAGAAGAATTCAGTTTTGCCAACAGCAGGCTGGCGTTCTTCTTCGCCTGGCTGGTTGCGCTCATTTTTGATGCCAGTTCGTTTACAACCGTTTGGCACGGCCCGGCTATTGGGGTTGTTGTTGCGGATTGGACAATTGTGGCAGTTGCCACGGCGGATTCTACCGAGGCGGAGCCAAAAACCGTGATAATGCCGGTTCTGGACAACCCGCTGTTGTTTTCGCTGAAAGTAGCGACGAAAGAGGAAGTGTCATCAGAGTCGCCCTCCATCGTAAGCCAACTGCCCCCGGATGTCACCCCCCCATAAAGGGCGCCGCTACTAACAGTAAAGTTTGCTGTCCCGGCGGATTTTGGCACATACACGACAGCCGGAGTTATCTCGAATCCGATTGATGTCGTAGTCGTAGGAGGAATATACGTCTGGACGCTTTCAATATATTGGTTCCAGCCGGCTTCGTCCTTGATGTACTCTTGCCACCATTTGTTGTATTCTATAGAGTTCACGCCGACGCTGAAGTTGTTCTCGTAGATTGTTGACTGGCCTCCACCGCCGACTTTTATATATAGCCACCCAGCCCTGTCATTTTCAACCCATGTGAAATCCACAGTACCCACGTCAACAAGCTGGTTACATATCTCAAGATATCCTTGCATGCTTTCGGTAGCGACACAATCACTGGCTATAAGTTCATCCAATGTAAAATACTGATCGGCAGGATATCCGGACGCATCCTCTGGCGATAACGTTGGCGGGAACAGGTGCCTTGCAACCGCTATTTGATTCCCAGTCTCGATAATCTCGCAATTTATCATAATAGTGCCGGGTGGTACAAACATTCTGCAATAGGGTATGTATCCCTGATCTGTGCTCGCATTGTTTGTAAATACATAAAGTTCCGGCACGTTGCCATACGCATCCCCTGGGACTTCCGTGTACGGATCATGCAGTGTCACGCAACCATCAGGCTTTGCGTTTGAAGTCGCAGCGAAATCCTGATTGTTTTGGCTTGCCGTGACATTGACAAACATCATGGCCGCAGGCAGGAACGTCTCGCCTGGCTTGTAGGGGGTAACTGTTCCGGAAAACCCGACTGGTATTCCTATTGTGTACTGCCCGCTGGAATTTGTGGTGGCAGCCCCGCCACTACCGCTCAAGGTTATTGCCACGTCCGAAATGCCCACTCCTGTGGTCGCCGTTACGCTGCCGGAGATGACAAGCTCCTGGGTTGGGGGGTCTGCACGGAGATCATCGAAGCTCGCCATGAGAGACACCCCCGAAAATGGTTCGGCGATGCCAAGCAGGGTAATCCGCCAGTCCCCGGCGACAGGGGCAGTAATGACCACTAACTCGTCGTTGAAAGGTTCGGTACTCGTCCCACCAACTGTCCCTGTCGAGGCATAGCAAATAAGAGACAAATTGCAATTTCCCTCTCCGCCCCATGACCGGACTGACAGAAACGGCGTTCCTGCCGGAACATTGATATGGTATAGTACAGTCTCGCCTGGAAGCCCTGCCTCGCTCATAATAACCTGGCCGGGAACAATCCAGACTGCCGGGACTTCATCAAGTTCCATCCGGACGCCTCTGACAGCCATGGCAACACAATCCCCTTGTGTGCTGATGGTCTCCGGAATCCCCGACTCAAAGTCTATTCCCCACACCATAGAGGGGTCGGTACCCGGCGATGCAGACCAAAAAACGGACTGCCCCGTGTTAGGGAAAAACACTGGGTCTATCATTGATCCGACGCTGGGGTTGGCCAGATTCTGCAATTCCTCTATTGTCGGCAGACGCCAGTCACCATACCCTCCAAAATATGTTCCATTCAGGGCATTGATAAAGTCCTCGGTGTCCGCAGTTCCTGCATATCCGCCATTGGTCTCAGGATTGCTGTCGTACCAGGTGTATTTGTTATCCTTGTCATGGATTGTGACATCATTTGTTTTGCACTCCCATATAAGCCCGGTGATATTATCCCGCACCATCGCCCATGCCGTGGCCGCATCCGGAAGGCTACTGCCGTTGTAATCCAGTTTCGTATATAACGCGCCCATTATCGTTTATCCCGCCGCCACGTTTTGGCTGCCGTTTTGAAGATAACCCATGTAATCCCCGATGAAAATATCCCCGACTCTTGCAACCGGCTTCCCGTTGACTACCGTCGTGGCAAGCGATCTAATTCTTCCGCTGTGGCCGCAAATGTCAGCCTTTACGATATCGTTGTCTCTTGCGATCCCCATGCCGTTTACCATGACATTCTCTGAAGCCGTATCAATCCGCCCTGACACTGGTTTTTTGCAAATCAGACAAGTCCCAAACGTAACGTCGTTTTTCCTGCATACCATGGATATCATACGAAATCCGTAGCTCCAGTCCATGCGTTTATTCTGTTTGCTATGGCGGTACCCTGATTCACCGTGGTGCTGATTGATGTCTGGACAGCAGATGTCTGGCTGGCCCATAAGTTGGTCACAGTCTGGCTGGAGTTTATGTGTACTCCGTCCATCATAGACTCCACGCCCAATTGATACCCGCTGTTATCCGGGCAAAGCCCTTCCATGCAATCTGCCATTGCGCCCATCAAGCCAATGCCGTCCAATATCCCGGACGCCTGCAACATCCGCTTATACCCCATGTTAGCGCTTGCGATCTGGCCGCCTATCCCCATCTTCGACATGCCTCTCTCCAGATACGCCATTGCGGTTGCCTTCGCGTTAGCAATAGTAGCGGTCTTTAACATGCCGGTTATTTTGGTCACATCCGTTATCCCTGTCATCGACGCAAGGTCTGTTCCTATCGCTGCTTGGACAATCGGGTTATTCCCAATTACAACAGCGCAATTAGTAACTCCAGCGTCCATTTGCGTGAGCCATGACTTTAAAAGAGTGTAGTCATCGACAATTGCCTTAAGTCCCAGGTCTGCGATCATGCCACTTACCAGCGAGTCAAATGCCGAAGACGCAACAGACATTGCCGTACTACCTGCGTTCTTAACCATTCCGTTTAACGTAGCAAGCATCCGTTGAGGCGCTTTTGCGATAGCTGTCACTTCGGCTGCTGCTGACTCAAACTCGGAGGCCATCATCTGGCAGTTTGTTGTTATCGCCATGTCAATTTATCTCCACTTTAGGCGCTTTGATAACCACTATTGCATCGGAGGTGATCATGATTTTTTTTGCGCTAATGCTGTGCTGCCCCATGGTACTCTCGGTCACGTTGCCCATTACGCTTTGGAGTTTGTCACCCAGCACAGTAATATCACTGTCACCATGGATAGCGTTCTCCTGATTGTTCTTTGTCGACAGAAATAGCGACTTTTCGGCGTGAATAATAATATCCCCTGCTCGCGTTATTTCGATATTCGATCCAGCAGCACCCGAGTCCTTGGCGTTTGTATTTGTGATCCTGACTGTACCATCTGCCAGGATTTCAACCACAACGCCATTTTGCTTGAATACGCAAGGGGGTTTGTTTAAATCGCCCCTGCCTTCTGGTACGTTTTCTGTTGGTTTCAGCGGGTCATTCAATCCAGTCCTGTAGGGCGTACTTCTGCCATCTGTGGCGGGCCATGCTTCGTTTGGGAAATTCGGTTTTGCAGCAGGGCAATAATGCACGCTCCCTGTGATCCGGGGCCGCCTGGTATCAGACCCGAACGGAAAATCAACCCATACCATGTCGTTTATCTTGACTGGAATAAAAAACCCGTCGTTGACCCTGGAACCCGTGGGCAGCAAATACGTTGCCCACGGCAAGTCCACCGCTGGCACGCCTTCAAACAAATTCTGTACCCTGACCTGCACCTGCATCGAAGAGTTATGGACTCCAGTTTCGACTATGCCAATATAATCCCCGGAATATTTACGCTTGGGGGTCTGCGGCATGGGAATATATTCATCGCTCATTCGGCCACCTTGATCAACTTAACCCTGCAATAATAATTAGAAGCACCATTTGTGTAGTGAGACACAGCGCCTACAATCGCCTGAGTAGGCAAACTTTCATCCACACTGGAATCGTTGTAGGAAAAGTCCGTATTCCACTGCATTTTTATCGCTATCCCAGGCGTTAAATGCCCTGCTCCAATGGTGACAATATCCAGAATCGGTATTGCCATAAAAGGCAAGTTATCAATTATTGCGATATCGTAATAAGCCGTCATCTCGCTTGGAGCGTCCACATCTTTCTTGGCTGGGACAGTTGTGGATGGGATAAACCCGTTACCAAGACTAAACCCCGTATATTTCCGTGTCAAGCGGTCTGATACCAGTTCATCCCTGTTGATATGCGCGTAGTCAACTATCTGATACGGTTCCCTGGGGTTTTTGTAGTGGAATGTTTTTGTTGCGTCCGGGGCCGTCTTGTTTAATTCCGACAAAAGCGTAAAAAACAGCTTGTCACGTGACACATAGGCAGCCGCGCCATGCTCAATGGCCATCTGTCGTAGTAACATGGATGGCCGCTCTCCAGGTAGCAGATGATATGAATTCAACAGAGTGCTAACGCTAATTGATGTTGTGAACGCGTTAGCCGTCAAAGTCCCTATTATTTTCGATAGACTATTGCCTGAGAGAGGGAAGATTGTCGGCTTTATTGCTGGTGTTTTCATGCTCGCAATTTTACTGAGCAGGCAATTTAGGGTAACGATTTCGCCATTGACTGGCATACTCATTATCTCGAAAATGGCAGTGATGTTTATCTCGTTTTTCCCAAAAGCGTCTGACAGCACGCAAGTCAAGTCATCCCCTGTTTTAACTTTCATGACATTGCGCAAGATCGAAAGCGAATCATCGAACTTAAGAATCAGCCTGGGGCCGGACATGTCCATTGTTTCGATAAACGCGGCCTCTCTGCAAAAGGATATGTCAAGTGCGCCTGTTGCTGTCGTTACGCTCTGTAGGAGCGGCATCGTTGTATCACCCACTGCATTTCTCCCCGATTGATTTGATGCAGGCGAAACCGCCCCATGAACCTTCTATCGTTATTTGATCCGGGTATAGTGCAGGCGATAGCTCAGCGCCAAACAAAACAGAGGTTTCTATCGTCACCAGTGTGTCGACGGCGAATAGCCTGCCGTCTGCTCTTGGTATTGACAGGTCTGCAAACATTATTGTGTACGGGTCTCTCACTGCTGCCGAAACCTCGAACGCCTCACCTGCGAGTTCATATTGAACCGTAAACCTGGTTTTCTTAATCACATATTGGTACCATGCAATCTGCATTTTATCTATTGATAATTTGTCCCATGCAGCAAAAACAATATGATAATCCAGCACGATCGGTGACATCGTGATGTCGAATAGCTTTGCGCCGTCTGTTGTCACAATCTTTTTTGGGAAATTGCGGGTGTCTCCGTTGGTCATGCCGGGCTTGCGATAATAATATGTGACCGGGAGCTGCGGGAGGCGAAGCTTTACGCCGTCCACCACCGTTTCAGTTTTCCCTGAGCTGGATAGGTTTTTGAGAAATTCAGTCGGGGTATCGGTTTCTTCCCGGAATATTTTTTTGTTCGTTGCCCGAGTCAAAAACTCCCGCCACTGCTTCGGGCCTACGCTCGGGTTCAGGTCATCGAACGCCCCCATGATATACGCGCCCAGGGAGAAATCCACGGCCTGTAATTCTGAGAATTCGTTATCACTCATGCGTCAAAGCCCCCTCGTCATCAAAAAACGGGATCATATAGTGTTTCATGGTAATTGAAGGGGCCTGCCCCACAGCCTCCGATTTCAGAATGTACATGGAGAACGTTTGGACTTCAGTGTCGCTAACGTATTCGTCGTATTGGACGACAGATCCTTTGGGGATATCAGTCTCCTTAATCAGCATCACCACCGGAACCTCGAAGTCACCTGGTTGCGCCCCGCTATCCATGGCCATGATCCCCCCGAAATCAAACGGCAGGAATATTCCACGGGTATCAATCGGATCGTCATATTCGATTGCCCGTTCATCCGCTTCAATGGAACCAACCACGTCCTCAGTCTCAACAACGGTTTCAGGGTTGCCGATCAGGGCCTTGTAGAGCAATAAGTCAACAGCGTCCGGGTCTTGATCGAACATGACATCCAGATCATCGGATATCAGGGTATTTGTCGCACGGTAATCTCGTATTGATGTGGGCATTAGATGTTCACCTGTTTTGCCATTTCATTTGCTTCTTTAATCGGGATATTCCTGGAAGCTGCGAACTTTGCTACGGCTGCGGCTTTGCTCATGTTGTCACGATAAACCGACAGCCCCACTTCCGCTGACATTTGAGAAACAAGAATATCCCGTCTCAATCTTGCGTTTTCGGCATTGGCAGCAATCAAGTCTCTTTCGGATTCCTGTCTCATTCTTGTTTTTTCAGACTCGGCGGCAACCCGTTCTCTTTCGAGTTTGTCTTTTTCGGCCTTCAACTTTTTGGCCTGCGAACGGTATGTATTTTTCTCGACTTTTAATACTTTGATTGTCTCTTGTGTTGTTGGATTATCCATTTTTGCCTTAGCCTTATTATCCATTTTTGTCTTAATGCCCTTCATTGCGCTGATATATCTTTTAAATTCCATCTGTAATTCAGCTACGTTTGCAGCTGTGCCAGCCGTCGTACTGGCAGCCATATCATCAGCGCTAAGAAACGTTTCATCCGGGCCTGTTTGACCGGTAACTTTTTTGACCATCCGGGTGATGAACCCTTTTTTCTTGGCCTGGTTTTCCATCTCCTTTGACAATCTCATCTGGATAAGCGGGCTTAACAGCACGGCAAGAGTTTTGATAACATGTTTGCAGCAACAGCCCGTTAGATGCGGGTTTCTGATTTTAGGGAAAACTCCCTCAAGCGGGTCAAGCGCAAAATGGCCGGTTGTGGCCAGATAACGATACCAATACCGATGTCGCCCGCAATCGCATGTAAACGACACACGCCCGGTGGCAGCGCCCTTGGCTGCTTGAAGATATGTTTTGTCGGCTTCAAGCCCGTCAAGCTGGCTATCCCATTCTTCCAGCCGGACCTTAACCTGGTGATGAGTGTATTTACTCTGTGGGCTTGCAGAGACTTGGAAATGAAGCAGATTACCGTGGATTTTATACAGCGCGGAGGTTTTTATCTCGCCGTTTTTAACACGGGTTATGTCTTTGTCGTCAGAAGCAGCAATAAGCTGCCCAACTTTTGCCCCGTTTGTGGCTTCGTTGTATTTTTTCTTAATTCGCTCTCCGGCAAGCGCCATTTCTTGCAATTTTGCCAGTGAGTAGGAGCGTTTTTCGCCTTTTGTGCCATAATCCAGAATCAGGCGCTTTGCACCCTGCTCTGAGAACGGCGTATCATTTGCAAGTTGGTTCCTGCGATTCAGCAAATCAGGAGTAAGAAACGCATCCCGTTGATCGTTTGATCTATTGGATACCTGCTTTTGAGTGATCTTGCCGAAAATCGACTCAAACTTTTTATATGCGTTTGACTTGCTGCTGAATAAATTCGCTAAAAACCCCATTGTTACCCCTTGATTTTTATCTCATCAACTATGCATTGCGCAAAGATAAAACAACTACAACATCAGCATATACAGGTATATGACAAGATATTTTGAGTCGGTTGCTTTCACCTCGACTGGTAAAAAAGAATCCGCTCCCGTATCCATGCAGCCCCAGGCAGTTTAATCGTAACCCCTTCCGTCATCAACTCCCGCATGTCATCCATGCCGGTAGCAATCATGATTATCCATTTCATGTTCTCGTTGCCATACGCCCGGTATCCAGACAGTTCAGGGCGAAGCCTCTCGTCCGGCTGTATCTCATAAGTCATCCATCCATTGTTTTGAGTCTGCCCGTCGCGGATTTCCCGGTAAAGCTCATTTCGGACAAGCGGATCTGTGATGTTGTACGGTGAAAGCCTTGATATTTCAGTTGCCATTTTGTTTATCCTTCATGATATTGGAATTGATCAATTGATGAAGCATGGAATAAATCATGGAGTTGAATCCGTTTACTTCATGCAGACTGACAATTGGATTGTCGCTACAAGTTTGATCCAAAACTTTACCTGAAGCATCAAACATAATCCTAAGCAGTTCAATCGTTTCATGTTTGAAAGTTATTCTCCCGAAAATCTTTCCCGAATCATCCGAGACAGGTCTGAAACTTGCTGTAATGACAAAGCCCATAACCGAGAAAGTATCTGGCCCAATACACTTGATAGCTCCATTGAAGTTTTGCACCTTAAATGCGTCACAGCACATCTTTGTGAACTTTTCAAAAACGATTAAGAGCGTTGAATACGAACTTAACGCTGAATTGACGATTTCTTTTACTTCTTGATCCCTAACTATTGCTCCAAACATTGTTTCCCCTCCATTATGCCTCGTAATCTGTCGGAAATACTCTTTGCTCAATCAAAGCATCAACCAGCCCACATATAACCTGGTCAATGTTGTTTTCATCCACAAACGGCTTATCACTTGCGAATTGTTTAAACGATGCGATAGCTTTACCATTATCGTTAAAGTACGTCTCCAACAACCGAACGTTCCCATAACGGAATATCACTTTGCCTATGAGGAAATCAGCATCGTCTCCGATTGTAATGCAAATGCAAGCCACGTGAACTTTCGATCCAAGCAATCGGATCGAAAAACGATCTGCATCTATTCCGGTGATGCTGGCTTTGCAAATATTTTTCTTGCAGACATTTTCCCATTCACGCTGATAGCTTCCAAAAATACTTAATAATTTCAGATAACTTTTTACGATGTTCTGGTTTTTAACTGTTTTTGCAAAATCACCAAACATATCTCATGTCTCCCTGCCTAAAATATGACTTCGTGAACTATATCCTACTCCTATCGTATTTTTCCCACCACTTCGCTTTTTCCGTATCAAGCCCTGTCGTAACCGCACTAAACTGCCGGAGCGGGTCAACCACTTCGTCCTCAATATGTGTACCGAACATCGCATTCAGATAACGTCTGCTGACCGGTTCTGTCATGGCAGCCACAACACATAGCAGGATCGCACGATATCCGCTATGGAATGCAGACCATTCCACGTGGTACACAGTCCGGCCCCTGTCGTCTGTCTTTTTTTCAACTCTCTGCCCCTCGCCGCCGGTATAAAGCTTGTACTGGTCACACGATTTATGGAAAATCAAATTACCGGTAGCCTGCAATGCAAAATACCAGTCCATAGCATCACAAAAATTAGTCCTGCCCTCCCATAGCTCATCCAGCAGGTATTTTGTTCCGTGCTGTGAGATATGATCCGTCTTTTCTTCAACCAGGACGATAAAGCCTTTTTCTTTCCGGTCTTTGATTTCAGCAATCAATTTTGACTTCCATGCTACGTCCGCCCACGGAATCAATTCAACCTGGGTGACAATCAAATTCTCGCCGTCGAAAACTGCGTATGCAGTATATTTTTGGCCTGACACAAGAGAGGCCGCCATGATCCGGATTACAGATGGTTTTAATTCTTCAACAGACATCAGACCGCCTCCGTAAGAGTCGATAGATACGCCGCCATAAACATTGAATATACCCGCTCGAATCTGTAGCTGTGGTGGACGTTATGGAATACGGTTTTTGGGTCATGGGACGTTTTCATGTTCCCGGCCAGGTCAAGATAGAAAGACCAAACAATCTTTTCGCCTTTGCCAGGCAAAGAAAAAGACACCTTGCCGATGGGTATAAACTCTACATTAACGTGCATACTAAATGATATCGGAACTTGTTGTCCATCAAACATTGTCACGATATAGCGTTCGTTTTTCATCCTAAATGGATTATCTTCCGGCAGATTTGCCGTCCACATCTTGTTAAACTTTTCGTAATGCCCGACAAAAACTTCGTAAGCATGAACTGCTGATATAATCTTGTCTTCAAGCTCCATAATCATCCTTTCGCTGCACAACGGAAGCCATCTTTCCTCCAAGTTGTCACATTGTGATTGTTCACGCTGGTTCCCCTTCAAGTATCTTGACCGCCCAAGTGGTTAAATCGTCTGCATATTGGGTTTGATTATCGCCTTCAGTATCGGCAGGTATGTAATCGCACAAAAAGAAAAAACAATGAGTATCAAACAAGTCAGGGGACTTAATCCCCTGTGATTTCATTTGCTCTTTGGGCATGATTACATACCTGCCAGCCTCATCTATTTTATACGGGATCCTGGACGCCTGGTTAACGATTTTTGTGCCTGGACATATCCTGAACCGACCATCAAAAATAGCTTCGCGTGCTTTGACGGATGAGAACGCACGTTGGTTTTTATATCGTTTCCTATCGGCTTCAGCGTGCGGAGGCAGGCCCCAGTGGATACGTTCGACCGTCACGCCGAGATCTTCCAGCGTCAGGATCACCGTCCTGCCTGGCCCGTCTGCATCAACAGCAACAGTTATCCGTGGATATTTCACGATCTCAGAGTACATTTCTCGGGCAAACACCAACTCGTCAGAACCAAGGAATTCTCTCATATCAACAACTTCGACCTTTCGCTCAGCACCATACCCTGACACCCTCGCCAGTGTCCACACAGACGAATCACGGTGAACACCTTCCGCCACGTCCGCCGTCATCACCCATCCCCATGGCTGCTCATGCTCAATCACCACCGACTGCGATTGGGCACACCAGCTCTTGGGAATCAAAAACCCTGACAGGTTATCCGGAAGACGCCCCAGCACTTTGATCTGATATTCCGGCGAGTGATGCCCGCCGTATTCAACCAATTTGTCATGGATGAATTTATGTGAAACAATCGGGCTTTCTTCTGAGTTTAAATTGAAGGTTTTATATAGCGATTTAAGCGATGAGAAAGCTTCCGCAAAATGCCCGACCTGTCTGGTAGGCTGGGAAAACATTGCGAAACGATTCTCCCCCATGATGTCAGTGAGGGCTCCACGCAATACTCCAATTATCTCGTCATGTACGCCAGCGGCTTCATCGACAATGCAAATGTAGTGTGTCCGGTGCTGGCCTGCGATATTCTCAGCAGACCCCTTAGATGCCGTCTTGGGAAGCACATACCATGAATCTTTGAATCCTTTCACAAAATAACGCTCTGTTTCTTTTATAAATAATCCGTCCATCCACTTATAGTTTCGGTTGACATCAGAGATTACAGTATCCAGTTCTTTCCATACTACTGATCTCACTTGCTCAATATTTGTGGCTGTTATCAAAGCATTTGATAAATCGTATGTCCTCAAATGCCAATCGAGTGTCCAGGCTATCGACCAGCTCTTGCCTGTGCCATGTCCTGACGCAACCGCCGTCTGACTGCCGTCCACTTGAATGGCCTTGAACATGTCATATTGCTGCCACGTCATAGGATACCGGCTAAGCTCCGCCACATACCGGACAAGATTCCCCCGGTATCTGGCACAAAAATCATGATATCTCTTATCTGTTAGGATGCTGTGTTTCATATTCCCTGATACTAAATGTCTGAAGTCTATACAAACAAACCCATTTGCACTCGGACGAACGCGGCATTTTCTTTTTTCTTCCTTTTAAAACGGCTATCATCTAACGCCATGACCTTGAAGCCAATCACGCTATGGTTATCCGGATTGGTTTCGTATGTTTTCCATCTTTGGTAGCAATCAGGGCAATGCCGCGTTCGGCGGATCGTCTCGTCGTATTTTTCCGAGCTTATAATGTCAACATCTTGCTTACCGCATTCCTGGCAGGCTGGAAAATCTTCGAATGTCCTCCAAGCCATACCACATTGCTGGCAAACTCTAACCCTCCTGACTGTGATAGCGTGTTTTGAAGTGTGGAATACATAAGATTTCGCAAACGAACAAAATGGGCAGTTCATGATGTTGACACTCCGATTGGAATTTACAATGATATTTTAATGGGATGACTTAAATTTCAAGACCTCTTTCTGAGGACATTCCACAGGTTCTCCTGTCAATGGGTTGCGCCTGGTGCATGCTGGCCTCATCACGTGTTTGAACGTTCCGAGTGATGGGATTGTGATTTTATCAACAGAGTTGATAGTATCCGCCAGAACCCGGATCACATCTTCTATGATGATTTTTTTTGCGCCTGTTTTTTCTGCAATGATATCCACCATTTCTTTTTTTGTCATGATTCCACTTTCATCCTTTTTTTGTTGCGATAAGTCTGCTATGAGTCGGTATATCTCATAGCAGGATGGGTTGTCACTTATTCGGTTTCGGTTTTTTTACAGGTTTTTCCTTCTTCTTAGCCATGAAAATCACCTCCTTTTTTTCCTATTTGCCTTCGGTTCCCGGTGCAAAAGATTCTATGCATTGCAACTCTTTTTTGAGTTCCGTCACTTCATCCCTACGCTGTGGAAGAAAGCATTCGTGCTGCCATTGTACCTGTTTTAGTGCTTCGAGCGCCCGCTGATCCAACTCATCCAGGTTGGTCACCTCAAAGTTGTTGGCGATCATCACCGGAGGCGTTTTTGATAGCATGATCCGGAGCGCCTCCGGAAGACTTGACCCAATTCTTGATATTTCAATCGCCGCCTGCGTAACGTCATATTCACGATTTTGGAGCTTGGATATTATTTTGTCCAAACCAGCCCGCTCCTGAAGCTCAACGATGAACGGCATTATTTCTTGCAGGCCGCGAGTGATTTCATTCACGACCTGGACGCTTGTCTTTGCGTCAAGCTGTGTTTCGATCTTGATAATAAAGTTGCCGTCTGCGTCCCTTGCACGTACTTTTGCCTGTATATCTTCGAGCTGATTAAGATTCGAGCAAAGGATTGCAAGCACCTTCGCATGTACCGCAACAAGGCGGGAATTGCTAACTTGTTTAACAATTTCAGTTGCTTCTTCTGGTGATACGTCATCAAAAAGACCCGGATTCGTTTGTCCGTTTGTCCGTCCGTTTTTCGTCCGGATAGTCCGCCACTTTTTGTGTTTATTTTCAATCCGCTTAAACGCCTTGCGACATGCCTCTTCTGATACACCATTCTGTCGTGCGAAATCGGAACTGGACGTATCCGGTACAGTTTCGAGTAGTTTTTGATATACGTCATATAAATAACTCCAATTGTATTTTGGCAAAGGGGGCATAGTCGTCACACTTTCTGTTGCGTTTTTGGACTTTCTATAATCGTGTTTGATAAGGCAGTTCTCTAATGTTAACTTGCAGCGGATCCTCGACCCAAATGTCTTTAATCCCCATACAACCTGGATATCGTTCGCAATTATACCTGGGGACACCATTCCCGAGCCAGGCGACCTGTATTGTTTTTTTGTGCATCTTCCCACATCCTGGGCACTTTGCATCAACTACCACAGGTTTAGCCGGGTAGTATTTTTGCTTTAACTCTGGAGACTTCTCCACCGTTGGCCGCTTTTTTCTTTTTTGATCTCCCTGTATGCGTATTTGTTCATTGCATATTTTACTTCTGCATCTTTTCCTTTTGTGATTGCGAGTCTGGAACGTATTCCCGCACCGACAAGTAACATTTAGCGGGGGAGTGGCCTCTTTGCAAAGAATGCGTTTCACCTTTGACTTTACGAGTCGGTGCTTGTTATCACACTCCAATGAGCATACTTTTGCGTCCCGTCTTTTGTTCTCCGGAATAGCTTCTCCGCAGATAATGCAATTGCTGTACATCATCGGGTGCCGTGCCCGGTGTTCCTCACGATCTTTCCGGGCATAGAATGATTTCTGGCAAATAATATCGCAATATTTCAGACCTGTTGTTTCAGAACCGCAAAAAGCGCAAATCATGGTTGTTCCTCATCGTTCCTAACATGTTCGATAACGCCATCAACATCAGGTTCCCCCCATGTCCTTGTTTTCAGTTCTGCGAATTTGTTTTTTGCTGATTCCTGCAAGTCAAAACCTATCCGGTGCGCCAAAGATAGCAGCATGATATACAGATCATCCGCCTCTTCCGCTACGTTCTCTGATCCGAGTTTGTTGTTGGCTAAAAACACCAATGATTCCCTTAGTTCGTACAGTTCCTTTTGCATGTGCTTTACATGAGTGTACATGCTTATATTTGGAAAAGTTTCTGTATGCCATTCTCCGATCTGTTGTTGAAAGTTTTTTGGCGGGTCAATAACCGAATTACCCAATAGCCCAGACTGTCCACCTCGCACGGCACGAACATAACCAGCATTGTCCTTATCGCCGTAGTTGACGTAGCCGAGGCCGAAATGCACGTTCCACGCGTAGTTGGTACTGGTCACATCGGTAGTACTGGACCAGTACCACGACGCGGCTGCATTGGGAAAATATGTCGTGTTAATCGCAGGGTTGTATTGGCCATAATCTATCAAACTTAGCAATTCCTTGATGGTAGGCAGTCGCCAGTCAGTGTAACCACCAAGATTCAGCGACTCGCAATAGGATATCGCCTGCTGCCATGTCATTTTGTTTTCCAATATTATCTGCTGCCACATCAGGCCGGTGGATTTGTCTGTTACTGTGCCGTCGTTGTTATCTATGAAACTCATTGTCATTTATGATCCCCCTCATTCTCCGCATAATTTCAGCATCTATCAGCATCGTTACCGCGTGTATCCTGCTGACCGGATCCGGATGGTGTTTGCTTGTATCAACTCCTACCCATTTGTTCGCAATCTTTTCGATAGCATCACAAATGGTTTGGACATCTATTCTTCGTAGCCGTACCACCTCGGCGGACAGTATCTCAGCTATATCTACGCTGCCGTATTCTTTTCCGTCCCAATCTTCGGTCTCGTCGGTGAACCCGGCGATCTCGACACACAGTGCCCTGGCCAGTTCAATGCTTCCGCGCTCAATCATCATTGTCCTTCCCAAGTAAGTCCGCGCCTGGTTCTTGGCCCGAAATTATTAAGAAACGATGTGTATTTTTCAAGAAGCATTTTTCCAATCGGTGTTAATTTCCATCCTACTTCTTGGCATTGATCTTTCCATGTAATTTCACCACGCACCGATATCGACCCGCTCCAATAAACAGCTCCGCGCTTAGCAAGCCCGTTGAAAACACTTATACTACATGGCATTTCAAAGTTATATATTTCTGGCTGAGCGCAAAAATCTAATGCAAATAGCCGTTGCGATGTGAAGCGGAATTTCAACTCTCTCATTTTATCATCCACCATCATGCACCGCCCCGAGCAATCCATATCCTGCGATGTCAAGGAACGGTGACTCACCGAATGCATTCTTTTTATGGGAAATTCTAAAAAGTTTGTCTATGATCCTGATGACAGCCAACATGTCCTGGTACTGACTGGTTTTTATGCCATGTGGATACAAAACGTCCAGGATATAAAAAGCATTGTTGAAAGAATCTCCGTAAGCTGCCTGCTTCTCAACCACCAAGTCCGCGATCTCAGCAGCCACTTTGTGATATTTCGATGCTTGTTTTTCTTCCGGTTCTTCGTCCGTTATTTCAAGGGATTCCCTGAATTGGATGTCGCTGATAATCGGATCGTTAACGTTTGGTTTCTTCTTTTTCATTCGACACCTCTTTTTTGTCGTGGTTTGACATTGTAATCCTTCATGACAATACCATCACGGTTTTGTCCTCTGACACTCGGTTCCCACCAATAAAGGCCGGTGTGCCTACCAAATAATGGGTGTTCCTTTGTGTATTCCTTAAAATGGCCTCTACATAAATGAACACGATTATGAGATAACGGCACAGACTTTTCCTGATAACCGCGTTTCTTGTTGGATGGTAGAACGAGATTCAGAACGTGGTAATCGAATATTGGTTGCTTGCCTGCTTTGACACGTTTCTTATTTAACTTCGCCGGTGCTGGTATCTTTTCGGTTTGGATGTTTTTGCAGTTTAACAACATCAATACTGAGTTTAACACACTAAGAGCATAACCATCTTGTACCGTGTAGTCATAATCATCATCAGGAATTTCTTCATACCAAAATGACTCGGATTCTCCTTCAAATATATCCACACAATCAGTGATGTTCATATTTTTTAAAATAAAACTTCTGACTTCCATATTTATTTCTGTTGTCCCTCCGACATATACCAATATAAAATTTAAAGGAGGAACCCAATGTATAGGTATAGGTATGTCTGCGAAGTGACTATATATCTTTACCATCCAAACGGTATCATGTAGCTTTTGAACCAGCATCCCTATTTTATTTCTCCATAGGAAGATTCCCCCATGTTCATTATCTGGCATTGCAGATACATGTGAGATATTATCAACAGCGTCTATCCACATTATATCGTATGGCAATCTCATGTTCATACTCGACTCTTTATCAAATATGTATTTATGCTTACCGATAGGAATATGCTGTATTTCCCCTGCATGAAATTTTATGGCTTTTAAAATTATTTTGCGATCATTTTCAGCTTGTCTTGTTCTATTTTGACAATAATATTTTTTACTCTCTTCTATATCTTCAATCACCTGATGAGCAAACATGGTATCCTTTCCTTCATATGAGTCATATCTCTTTTTTGATTTCAGATATCCATTCTCGCATAGTCGCCGCTGCCCCTCGTAGTTCTTCTTCGTGAATGCGCCATGCCTCATCATATTGCCCGTACCATGCCATGTAGTTTGCCAGATTCCACATGTTGGTTGCAGTTCGTGATAGCTTCCGCACTATCGCGGCCTTCGTGAACTTTGGCCGCAAGATTCCTTCGTCCATTAATTTTCCATCACCCATATCAGTCCCCCATCGATCAAAACTATTTTCTCTTCTTCTGCGGCTACCGGTACCGGCATCTGGACGTCCGCCGTGGGTGTCGCTGTTAATAATGTGTTTGCCAGTAATAAAACGGACATGATTCCCACAAACACTTTCCGGCGGTAGCCATACAGTCGTACTCTCTCCACATATCTCTTCTGCGACATGGGCATTTTTTTTCTTTTATTAGCCATTTCTCAAACTCCATTTGTTTGTAGTCGGATGATTGTTCGGTCATAGTTAACCTCTCGTTAAAATTTGATAGGTTGTTGCTTTCGAGTGATTTCTCCGATATTGAGACAATGCGGGGAAAAATACAGTATTTCACGTTTTCGGTTTTGTTTGCCCTTACCGTCCCCGATGTTGGCGTACCCGCCGCTGGCTTTCCAGTTCAGGCTTGTCCAGCCGTTTGACAGTAATTCTGTATGCTCTTCGTAACCTGCGAGGACGATCCTGTGAGAGGGACGGATACCTCGTTCTAAGCACCATGCCCTGACATCTGTTGCTACATCCGTTGAATCATGGTGGTATATATCCGTATTCCGGTCAGTAATGCCATACGGCGGGTCAAAGAAAATACCGACATCGCCACAGTTATCTTGCCAATCACCACCGCAGACTCTTGTCCAGTCACCGCACACTACCCGGACATATCGCAGCCTTTCTGACAGTTGGCGGAAATGCTTATAGATGTTTGTGTTGAACGGCGCTGATACGTCCGCCGCTGTTGACGCGCCCATTCCGCCGTCGCCGATGTCCGGTCTTTTTCCGATGGCGTGGACACCATTTCCGGATTTGCTGATGTCCGGTATTTGTCCGATGGCGTGGACACCCATTCCGCCGTTGCTGATGTGCGGTCTTTGCCCTATGGCGTGGACACCCATTCCGCCGTCGCTGATGTGCGGTATTTGTCCGATGGCGTGGACACCCATTCCGGAGTGGCTGATGTGCGGTCTTTGCCCTATGGCGTGGACACCATTTCCGGATTTGCTGATGTCCGGTATTGCGTTCGGGCGTGTTAATCCACTGCAGATCCAACAACTGGCAGACCAAATCCAGTATCCAGCCATTTTGGGATCGCACCAATGGTCATCTGCCACCAGGTTTTCCAGCAGGTTGCTTTCGTTTTTCAGCAGCACACGCCGCCTGGAATTTAAATCCGCATGATTCACCGGCCAATCGCACCACTTAGCGACTTCCTCCGGAGCTGATTGCATTGCTCGCCAGACGTTGGCCAGGAAGCCGTCCTTATCACACACGCTTTCCATCACCGGGCCTGAAATGTTCGGGCGTGCCAGCAGCACAGCACCGCTGCCAAAGAAAGGTTCTATATAGTGGGCAGGGTTGCCGAGAGCCGCCCATACTAAATTTGCTACGGCTGATTTACCACCAAAATACGGGAACGGGGCTTTTAACACGTTGTCCCCCCTTTTATCTGTGGCTTCCTGGAGAATAGAAATCTATCTTCTACCCCTAAAGCCGCGATTACGTCGTCTATCGAACGAACGACAAAAGCAATCCCGCCGTTATTTTCGATCTCTTTCAGTATCCGTTGATTTTCTTCTGATCCCATGTTTAACAGCAATGGTTGAAACATATTTACGTCCTATTCCAAGTTGTGATTCGATCTCAGCATATGGCGTTCCAGCTACAGCTAATTCAATACTTCGTTTTTTCACATCATCGCTGTACTTCTGATGTTTATTGTCTCTGCCCTTTCTAATCATGTCTTGTATATTGTCTTTCTGAGTCCCCAAGAATAAATGATCAGGGTTAATACATGAAGGGTTGTCACAGTGATGACATACGCACATCCCATCAAGAATCTGTCCGTTGGTAAGTTCATAAATTGCCCTATGCGCCTTCATTCGTTTGCCATAAAGATAAAGATATCCATACCCGTCTTTATGTTTACATCCTTGTTTTTCCAAACAACCGTTAGGTGTCATAACCGTTTTTGATAATATTTCTTTGATAAGTATTCCCGGATTTAAAAAATCTTTCTTTTGTTTGCATGCTGGAGAACAATGAATCCTACGTTCGTACCATTCCCGTACGGATCTGCTTTCCCTATAGAAAGTTACTCCACACATTGGGCATATCTTACTCATAGGGGGGTAATGTGAATGTTTTTGCGCTATATTTGCACATTTAACAGAACAAAATCTTCTTTTATTCCAATGCGAAACGGATAAATTTTCTGGCTTAAAGAAAACAGATTTACAAACAGAACAGTTTTTTGATAAAATGGATTCAGTCATGGCGATGTCTCCCGAATAGATGTCGTTAATGATCAGAGCCGGAATGATGTTGACGCATCTTCCGGCTTGTTTATTTTGTATCGCTACTATATCCATATTTATCTTTAAAAGTCAATGCTTTATATTAAAACAAGAACCGATTTCTAATTCCCAATCCTTCAATGACATCATCTATGTCTCGCGCCACAATAAAAATTCCGCAGCTATCCTCGATGTACTTTTTCCATTTTGATTGAGCGTCGCTAAGTTTTCCGGATTTCGTTTTAACTTCGATCCCGACAAAAACGCCCACTTCATCAACTCCACTTGCCACCAGATCGGATACTTTTACTTTTTTTATCGCAATTATATCTGGCACACCTGGCGTTGACCCCAGAGATTGGTGTTGCTTCCAGTGTCGTATCTGTGCATATTTCAGGATTCCACGGACGCCTTTGGTGATTTCTGCTTCGGTTTGCGCTGGTATTTTTATTTTTGCTGCCGCCTGTTTATGCATCTCGGTTCCTTTCCTTGTCCCATTCCGATTGCAAGTATAATTCTCGATTTTTGATAGCGGATAAGACATCTGCATATTTTTCTCTGATGGCTCTCATGTCATCAGCCATGCACCGGCGGATCCGGATTTTTTCCATCTGGATTATCCGGAGACGTTCTATTGTTGTTGGTTTTGTTGTCAAATTACCTCCGATATAAATTCCTGAAAGTTGTTGTGCTTTTGTCAAAGGACAGCATGGCGAAACCAGTTGGCCCGTTTCGGTGTTTTGCTACGATTATCTCCGCTTTATTTTTTAGCTCTTCAGGGGTATTGGCTTTTGTGTAAACCTCTTCACGATAAATAAACATAACTATATCCGCATCTTGCTCGATTGATCCTGATTCTCTAAGATCAGACAATTCCGGCCTTTTATTGCTTCTTTTTTCCAGGTCTCGATTTAATTGTGCAAGAGCTATAACCGGAATATTTAGCTCTTTTGCTATAGCTTTCAGCGCTCTTGAAATATTAGATACTTCGGTTTCTCTGTTTCCGTTTTTGCTCTCATTGCCTCTCATCAACTGCAAATAATCCACAACGATCAGTTTTATGCCAATTTGTTTAAAAGCTATCCTCGCTCGACGACGTATTTCGGAAAAATGCAGGGATGGAGAATCGTCGATCAGAATCGGGAGAGACGAAACGGCTTCTGCTGCGTTATTGATTTCGATCCAATCAGCCCCGTTCAGTTTTCCGGTTACGAGTTTGGTAAGGTTTATTCCGGATTTCCCTGAAAGCATTCTGTCAACGAGCTGGTTCCGTGCCATTTCGAGAGAAAAAAACATGGCTGGTACACCGCAATTTTCGATTATGTTCAGCGCCATTGAAGTTTTGCCCATTGAAGGCCTGGCTGCCAAAATAATCAAATCCGATTTGTGCAGGCCGCCTAAAACCGCGTCAAGATCAGTGAATCCGGTAGTGATACCGGTGACACCGCCCATCGTTGACGCCAGTTCGTAATTGTCGATATTGGAAGATACGATGTCCGCAATCTTAAACGCCTCATAACCAGACGTTGACGATTCGATGGCAAGGACTCTTTGCTGGTACTCGTCGATCACCTCATTTGCGTCCCCGTTGCTGGCGATTAATGACTTAATCCCGGTGACAGAAACCTGAATGGTTTTTCGAACCAGCGACTTGTTTTTGATGATTCTTGAAATTTCTTTGATATCCACCGCCATTGGCGTTTCCTGAAGCCCCATCAAAAAAGACATGGGAACACCCGCACCCTTCGCTTTGGACGCGACCAGTGCGATATCAGGCCGGTTAGAAGCGACTTTGGGGCAGCAGTCAATGAGTGATTGGAAGATTACCCGATGTTTGCTCGAATAAAAATCATTTGGCAAAAGACAGTCGATGGCGTCCATCAGGCTCTGTGTATCAAGCAGGCAAGCGCACAGAAGGCTGGCCTCTGCATCTGGATCGTGGGGAAGCGGTTGGTCAAAAGAAATCATAAAAAATCCTCTGCAAAGAACTGTTGCATACCGTTGCCGGGGGTGGTGGGTAATATGCCGCTGGGTGTTGTCCCCATTCTCAGCGTGAGTTGGTCGTATTTGTCTCTCAGCTTTTTGGCAGATAAGATATTCGTCATCCAAAAAGAATCTTTCTGGCAGAACTCGATGACTTTCCGGATATGTCCGGGATCACGTTTATCAATCCGGATCATCAGGTCGAAAGTCCTTGCCCATTTTTGCAAGTCAGGTTTTTTGAAATTTGGATTATTTCGTTTTGCATGTTTAAAAAGAAAATCTCCGAGTCGGTACTCGATAGAGTCCGACAAAAAAAGATGCACGGATTTCGGAGGTTCGACAAAGAAGTCTTTTGTTTTTATAGTAGTTGTTATTGTATGTGGCCCTTTTTCGACGTCTTGATGGCCCCTTTGCTGGCCGCTTTGCTGGCCCTCCTGCGCCAATCCGTTGTCACAAACTGTTGAATTTACTAATATTTTTTCAATATTTTGCTGGCCCATTTGCTGGCCCATTTGCTGGCCGTTTTTTGGTGTTTTGCTGGCCCTTT